TGGTGGGTGATTGGCTCACAATCCTTGCCATATAACAAGTTCCCCCAATGACATCTAGCTCTGCCTGTATTTTAGATTTGAGGGTTGGAGTTTCAGAATAAAAGGCCTCAAATATTTGGCAATATTCAGAATCAAAATCCTCTTGAGTGGCCTTAACCGCTGTGTCGGAGTAATTAACCGCCACATTCAGATCATAAACCCCTGTAAAATTTCCTAAAAGCTGGCTATTGATTGAGGTTTGAACGGTGGCATAAGGGAAAAGCCTGCTTCCTGTCCTGTTTGCTGTATAAACATTAAGGCCGGATATTCCCCCAAGAAGCCCCGCAACGGCATCCTCTACAAGATATTGAATGGATTGGCTCATTTCTTGGCGGTGGCGTTTATGTCTAGGCTTATGGTCTTTGACCAAGTTCTATTCCTTGAAATAATCTCTGGGCTTTCGCTTGTCATCTTGGCTTGATAAATCGTAACGCTGGTAACATTGGTCATATAGCTTGGGAGGCTTGGGTCGCGATAAAGCTCTGCAACTATGCTTTGAAACTTGGCATCAAAGTCCGCCCTTGTCGCTGTGTCTGCTCTGGCCGTATAGGTCAAAGTGGATGGCACATTAAAGACCCCCGTGAACGGCCCAAGAAGCTCTGATCCTATGGTAGCCCTAGCGACAATATGGGGCAGAAGCCTTGGCTCATCCCTTTCGCTGGTGTAGGCATTTAAGCCCGTCACCCCGGAGACAGCGTTGAGAAGCCCCTTCTCAACCTCCCTTTCAATGGATGCCATTTAGGTTGTTGGATCGGCCAAGTCCAAGGTATAGGAAATGCCGTCCGTTGAAGTTGAGAATTGGGCAATCATAAATTCCTTGCCCTCTAGGGTACAAAGATTCCCGATAGTCACGGCTGAGATTGCGGAGGCGCAAACCACAAGGGATTTTGTAAGCCTAAAAACCTCGCCCCCAACATCCAAATCAGCCGAAGTTCCAAGGTCGGTTGCCACGGCGGAAACAGGATTCGATGCAAGCCCGGTCACGCTCACCCACAAGTCATTAATCATGTAGTGAAGGTCAGACCCAAAATAAGAAGTGGAAATAGCCCCGCCCATCAAAACCAACCCTAGTGTCAATCCATTCTTACAAGCCCCTCAAACCAAGGAACATTGTCTGATTCAAACTCCCCCTTTTGCCCCCAAAACTTGCTTTCCTTTCCCCTCCGAACCGAAGAGGCCAAGATGATTGGGGCTGAATTGATTGCCCAGAATTGGTCTGCATCCCTGACCGCCTTTGCCATTTGCTCGATGCTTGGGGCTGTATAAGTGGCAATGCCCTCAATCCGAACATCCCCCGGACATAGAACAATCACATTATCTTTGCCTAGTTCCCTTGCGGCTTCTTGGATGATTTTAAGCGGATTATGGTAGGTATTTTGCGAAACCCCGAATGGGGCAATCAGGTGATATTTTTCTGGTAGCCCAATCGCTCTTTCACTACCAAGCCTATCTATAACAATGTTTTCCCTGTCTGCTCCCTTTATGTCATTATGGGAATAGACAAACTCTCCCCAAGATTTTCTGCTTTTTCTATAATCAACATATTTATTGGGCCATATTTCCAGCTCAAGAATATCGGCATCAAAAGGGGTTGCTCCTAGTGGTTGGGCATAGGAAACCATATCAAAAATGCCGTGGTAAATCTCAAGGCAATCAAACAAAACTCTATGCCCCTTGTCGGATAAAAACTTACAGGCAGGCAGGCATCTTAAAATGTCGCCTAGCCTTTGGGAATATTTTATGATTTTAGGTTGCATCATCCACCACGCTTCTGTCTTGAACATGAGTAAAATAGCGATTCAGCCTTACAGGCCCGTGAGTTTTTTGTAGTTTCTCCCAAGATTTCAGAAGCTCCGCATAGCCATAAAAATCTTGCTTAAACTCTACTTGCGCTGGAACAGAATAGGCGAAGTGGTCAAAAACAAGCCCCATCTCCTCGGTGACTCCCCTTGGGATTCTGATCGGCTGGTGATTCAGGATGGGTGGTTCGTGGCTGGCAAACTCAATGCCCTCGCCCCACTTCCATGCTCGATACCATTCGTAAGGATAACACCCAAGCCCGGAGCGCGAAACGACAACCTTTTTCCCTATGTGATAATTGCAAAAGAATTGAGCGGCGGTTCCGGGCGTTCGATCAATCAAAAGCCTATAAACATCCTCCATTTGTTTTTCTGTCCAAAACTCATCAGCGTCCTGTTCCATCACAACCCCGCAATCCACCCCTTCCAATGCCCTTCGTATCATCTCAATCTTTCCATCGAAAGGCTTGTTTTGGTATTGGAACGATACCTTTGGATGTTTTAGGTTTTTAAGATATTCGTGCGTGCCGTCTATTGAGACAAAATCCTTGTGCCATTTGCTCGGAACTTCCCTGCACCAGCGAGTGCAATTTCTGGGGTTGCTAACTCCCTCGACAATCCTCCATTGCCAAGGAATAGTCAGCTTTTGGTAGGTTTCCAGCTTTTTGCTTATGAATGGCTCGCCATTCAATACGATTGTGAAAATGGTTAGCATTGTTTTACCCAGCATTGTTCTGTGACGGAAAAATCTTTTAGGCTTTCATTGACTGCCTCAATGACTCCCGGCCATGTTTCAATATAGTCATGCCCGGCAAGGATTCCGCCGCTTCTTACTTTCGGCATCCAGTTTTGAATGTCCATTTTAACTGCTTCATAAGTATGGTCGGCATCTATGAAAACCCCGTCTAGGGAGCCGTCTTGGAAAAGGCTTGCGGCCTCATCTGTTGTCATCCTGTGGGCTTGGTATTGTCCTTTAAGCGGAGAAAGGTTTTCAAGAAACTTTTCATAAAGTCCGTCCGTCATTCCAAGGGTATGCTCGCCTGATCCAAGCCAAGTGTCCACAATATGAACCTGAATGTCCGGGCTTTTGTTTTTTGCCTCCACAATTAGGAATGCGGAACTTCTTCCCTTCCATGCCCCAAGCTCAACAAGGATTCCGTTGGGTCGGCAGTTCTCTGCCATACGCCGATAAATGCCCGGATAGGTGAACCATTGCTCCCCAAAATCTGCGTTTATATGCTCCATGATTTTTCCGCTATTTCGTTCCATTGTCCGTCTTGCGTAATTGAATAGCCAAGGCCAGCAAGCCTCTGAACGAACGCCTTGTGATTTTGCCCCTTGTTGGTAATCCCATCAAAATGATAGCTTTCGTATCGAATAAACCCGATCTTATGTTTTGAAAAATCTATGGCCGAAAGAATATAAAAATCCATTCCCTCAGTATCAATATAAAGCCTGTCACAAATATCGACATTATTTTTTATCAAAAAATCGCCAATCCCCATTGACTTTCTTATAATGCCCTCAATTTTTCTATATCCATGGAATAATGTATGGTCGGGGATTAAGGAGGAGTGGTGGCTTTCGGGTTCATCCTTTGGGCTGTAAAGAATTGCAAAATTTGAATCGGCCGGAACAATGGCTAAATTGTAAAACTCTGCATTTGGAATATCGGAATAATTTTCCCTGCATTTTGCAAGGGCTTCCTCGGATGGCTCGACTAACAACACCCGGCTGATTTTGTCCCTATTTGTAAAGACAAAATCACGGCAATCATCCATTCCGTCATTTGCCCCGATATTTACGATAATCATTTCTTGAAAATGGCGCACCCATTCCTCCAAGATGGTTCCTCCCATAAAACAGGATGCCCCGATGTTTTAAGCCATTGATAATTCCCGTAATTCTTAATGTCGTTTGTGTCGTCTAGGGCGATGATTCCTCCCTCTTTTAGCTTTGGGAACCAAACCATAAAGTCAGCCCTTCCAGAAAAAGCCCCGCCATCCAATAAAAGAAAGTCGGCCTCATCCTTAATGGTTGGATGCCCCCAAGTATATTTTGCCGCAACCCTAAAATCTTCCCTGTGCCATTCAATAATTTGATCGAGAGGATATTGATTTAGCTTGGTTTGGGTTGTCCTATAAAAATCTTCCACGGCCTCTAGGCTCATCCACATCATCGGATTGCTTGAAAGCCAATTAACCGCCAATCCTCCTTGCCTTGAATCTAGGTTATACTTATGTCGGCCTATGCGGTCTGGATGAATTTCGAAGCTGAATAGCTCCCTTGTTTTGATACATTGGGTTGAGCCATCCCCGGTTCCGCCACCTATTTCAACCCCAAGAGAAAGCCCCTCGCTGTATTTTGCTAGGGCTTGGCCGAATGGGTCTTGAATGGTTATTTCTTGCATTTTGGTTTTATGTAATTTTTAATGGCCTCAACAATCACATAATTGATGACTGCTTCCTTGTCCTTGGCAAGCATTTCCATTCCGATTCCATAAAGCTCTTTTCCTGCCTTTTCATCATATTCAAAATCCATTAAAACATACTTTGTTTTATCGGGCCGTGCCTTTCCAAGCTTAATCACGCCAAGGTCTTTTGGGTCGGAGGGCTTGGCTTTTTTAATTCCAAGAATTGCTTTTTCTTTTTTCATAAATGGATTTACCCTTTTCATAGAACTCTGGCTTGTTGTGATTCTTTATTAGATCGTCTGGCTTCCCGCCTGCAAAGAGGGGGTTTTCATGCTTGAACTGAATCTCCTTCGCTTCAATCACAACCCCATCACTATAAGCTCTTTCTGTAAATTCGTTGTCGGAATAGATGCCGTCACTCTCTTGGTACTCTGGGGCAAACATAAACCCGCCCTGCTGTTCTAGCCTCTTTTGCGTTAAAATCGCCATACAAAGGAGTTTGTCGGTTCGTAGCCCATCAGATACTGCCAAGACTTTAGGCTCATTTGTAGCCCCAATAGCGGTTGAAATTAGGGCATCCCAATGGCGGCATGGGCTCCAATCATCGCTCATTTGAATAATAATATCTCCCTTGGCCTGTTTTGCCCCATAGTTCCAAGCGTTAATGATGCCGCCGGGGTTGGCTCTGATGGCTTGGTGGGGCGTGTAGTCTTGGGGGTCATCGTGATCCACTACAAAAAGCCATTCCACCTCTAGGGGCTTTTGGGCAAGCGTTAGCCATTGATGCCTTCTTTGCCACGCGATTTGTGGCCTTCCTTTAGTTGCGTGAACCACGCTAATTTTAGGGGCTGGTCTTGCCTTCCTAATCTTTTCGGCCTCTTCTTTCTTGCCAATACAGGCACAAGCTGTTTCGTACAAATCCATCGCTTGCCAAGAATAAATTGCTTCAACAAGGTTCCAGTAGTGTTGTGTTGGCCTTGGAAGGCTCATGGCAGAACGAGCCGCCCCCCAAACCTTGTTCCATTTTCCGTGGGCTGAATACTCAACCGCGAGCCAATAATGGGCTTCCCTGCGGTCTGGCTGGCAGGCAATCGCCTCGCCTAAATATCTTAATTTTTCCTCGGTAGTCGGGGCGCATCTTCCCATATTGCAAAGCACATCATACCGAAGTGTATCCTCTAGCTCTGGGAATTGAATTGCCAGCTTTCCATATTTTAGGCACTCGGCCCAATTTGTAGTTAAAAAGTATTCTTGCTGGGTGTAATAAAGCGAGGTTGGGGCTGGCTCCAAAACATCCTTTAGGATGGTGAAGTTTCTGTCGGCAGATGTCTTTTTATAGCCTTTTGGGTTGTGAACCCGAACCACCTTATCAATCCCAAATATCTTTGTCTGATCCTCTGCTACCAACATTTCGTGAACCCGATTCTTCCATCTGCACTTGCCCTTTAGGGAAACCATCTCACGAAGGGGTATCAGTCCGGCATTGGAAACATTGTAGCGGAACGCTATGAGTTGGGCTTCCCTCTGCTCCGCTTGTGTAATAGCTTCGTCTATAATTGCCTCTGCCCCTGGTTGCATCTCATCATCAGCATCCACCCACATCGCCCACTTCTCTGAACAAGCCTCTAGGGCTGTATTTCTGGCCGTTGCAAAATCGTCTATGTGAGGCCAATCCGTTCTTTTGTTTTTGTAATAAACGACTTTAGCCCCAGCATCCAAGGCAATCCGCTCCTCCTCGGCTGTCGAAGCTGACCCGCCAGCAAGGCAAACAACAAACTCCTTCGCAACGGGCTTGAAACTTTTAAGAACTCTTTGGAGATACTCGGCTTCATTAGAGCCACAAATAAGGTAAATGGACAGAGGATTTCGCATATAGGATTTAAGGTGGGATTTATGTCAATTCATAGAAAAGAAAAGGGGGCTAGGGCTTTTACCCTAACCCCCCTTTCGAGGAACACACAAACCAATCTTTAGTTGAAGCTGGTGGTGATACGCACGCCAGCATTCGCATCAATCAGCTTTTCAGCCGTATTCATACGAACCCGAAGCACATTGCTCCGGCGAGCCTCATCACGATAGCTCTCGGAGACGAAGCCTCCGGGGGCATCAGCCGACCAAACGAGGGTGCGCCCGATACCGCCAGCGGTGAACTGACCGCTCTGCACATTGGCAACGGTGATGAAGGTGTTGGAGAACACGAACCCACCAGAATAGGCTTTGTTCTTGTTAGCGGAGTTGATCGCCGCGCGACCAACGAGAACCCTTTGGACTCCCAGAGCCGCCGCGATTTCAGCCTCGGACAGCAAGCGGGAACCCGTGTCGGAGATAACCCCGAAGAACTGATTCTGGAGCTTGGTCGTCCGGCGGATACGCTCGAACACAGGGGCCGACATGATGACCGTGTTGGCCTCATAACCGAGCTTGTTCAGTTCGGTACGGGCATTGGCCACATCGCCAGCCACATCAATGTTCGCCAGATTCGCATTGGTATAAGCGGAGATGGCGGACTGATCGGCGGTGGTGAAGGGGGTCGTGTTGGCATTGATAATGTCCTGCACACGCTTCTCATGGCCAAGTTTGATTTGGCGGAGGAGGAAGCGAGCCGAGGAGGCTTCTAGATCGAAGAAACGATCAGCATCAGCGCGGAAGCTATCATCAATCAATTCCTCAAGACCGAACTCAACGGTGTCGTAGGTATCAGTCCCGAAGGCGCGGATGGCACGGGCGTAACCGGAGCCAATATCGCGAGCCTTGGAATCATTGTTGAGGAGGTCGGCCTGTGCCAACTGAACCTTGAGGTACTGACCGCTTTTGGCGGGGACGGGCAGAAGGGGGAAGATTTCAGCCCCGATCAGACCAGTATCGCCATTGGGGGCTTCAACCAGAGCCTGATTGATGTCTCCCCGAATCGTTGTGCCACCAGAGATATAACTCATTTTCTTATTCTTTCTTTGTTTGGGTTAATCCTTAGAACATCGGAACGGCAATCTCGATCACCGCCGAAGTCGCCGTGGCCGCCTCAAGGGCGATGCCAGCGGTCACAAGATTGGCCGCCAGCGTGGTCACTTGACCAGCCGCATCAAATTTCACAACATCACCGACTGCCGCAACGCCCGATACGGTTGCGAAGAAGGTGGGGTGGAACAGCTTCACGGTCACATAGCCATTGGCCGCCACATCATCAATCGTGGCTCCGATGGCCTTGCTCGCCCCGGTCACGGCCACATCAACCCCGCCAGCCGTCACGGTGGAGGGCTGAACAAGGCGGTAAGCCGAGATGGCGGACGAGGTGCTGAATGTCCGAAAATTTCCGTCAATATTGGTGCTCATTCTATTTTATCCTTGGTTTAGAGTTTGGAAATACCACGGGCAAGAGCCTCGCTGTACTCCTTGGGGTTGGAAAGCATCACGGCCTTCATGGCCTTGAGCTTTGAAGTTCCGTAGTCGGGGTGAGCCGCCACCAGAGCTTCAAAATTCTTCGGCTCCTCTTTCTTTGCGGGAGCCTCTTCGGTCACGGGCGAAGCCGGGACGGGCTTGATGCCGAACTCGGTCAAAACTTTCTTAACCAGTTCGCTCATCTCCTCGGTCTGGGGCTTCTTGGCCATTTCCTCGGAGTTATCTTCTTTTTCTTTCGGCTCGATTTCCACGCTAATTTCGGGGGCTTCGGCCTTTTTCTCTTCAGTCTTGGGGGTCATCGACTCCTCAAGCTTGGACAAACGAACTTTAATATCTTCGATGTCCTTCGTATAGTCGGCTTTGTTCTCTTGCATTGCTTTTTTCTCCTTTGTCAAATTTGCCCCCTCCTCAATTGCTTCTGGCAGATCAACTGGAATGGGCTTCCCTCCGGCCATGTAGCCGAATTTTTGCATAAATTTAACCATCTCCTCGAAAAGCCCATTGGTCGCAGCAGGGCTGGAAACAAGGTCGGCGGAAGCGATGGATTGTGGGCGAATGTAGTCTTTGCCATCTATGGTTTCGGATTCGTTCACGAAAGCTAGGGAAACGCCGAACTGGTCGGGAGCCTCTGCGGCCATCTCTTTGATGAGGCCATAATGCGGGGAGTTGC